CCTGCGGCATCGTTGTTATGGGCGATGATGTCGTTATTTCTGTACCCTCTCGCATGTTGGATCTTTACAACGGTGAGTCAATTGCCTCGGCTTTTAAGGCTATGGCAATTGTCGTCACTGACGAATCGAAGGACATGAATAACATACAGAAGTGGCAACCCATTAATAAATTCGATTTTATATCACGGTCATATGCACTCCACCCATACCGTGAATTCTACTTAGCACCTACTGACCTTAGTTCAGTTTTTGACACCCCCCTTTGGATAAAACGCAAAGATGATCCCTTCAACGATGCTTCTTTTGAAAATATAGAACAGTCTCTCCTCTTGATGTTCGGACACGGCCCCCTTGTATATGAAATGTATAGAGCGACACTGAAATTTTTGACGGAAGGGCGATTACCACTACGATCCTGGTATGAATTGGACTTTCAGTTTTTCGGAGGGAATGGTTACATTGAACGACCCATTACTTACCTTGCTCATGATGATGCCACAGGATCTTCTAGCCACCCTAGTCCACTAGAGGCAGGCGCTTGGCTTACAGGACGTCCCCCTGTTTGCGGAGTTGCTAGCCTTGAGCTGTTTGGCGAGAATTTCCTGTGTAACGTTAGGTTAGACACGCAAGGAGCCGTTATTGGTTACTATCGCTGTAAGTGTAGATATAATTGTGAATATGAATTACTAGAAAGAATCAAAGAAGTCGAAATTAGAACGAAAGTCCCCAAGGAACGGTTCCTACCCTTCACCTCCCAAGAAGCAGGAATCTGGGCCAAAAGACCAATGCCCCCAACTCTACAAATTGGACGGACGTCCAGCGGTTGCGCCCCAATCATAGCCACTAACGTGACTAGTGACCCCTGTGACCCCTTCAGCAATGTTGTAGATGGTACGAGAGATAGGGTTCCCCTGAACCCCCCCCGAAATTCTGAAATGTCTTTTACAATCCAGGACGAGGTAATTCCTTTCCCTGAAGATGTTTCACTCGCTGATTTAGATATCATTCCCTTCCATGAATTATTTTCTGGACGGTGTTCCGATTGTATCGAGATTAACGAGACTGGGGATGTTATATGTTTAGAAAATGTGTAGATCCTTGCTAGTGAACGCGCTCACGCGCCGATAGACTATGAAACGATGTAGCTGGCAAGCCCCAATAAAATTAGATTAGTATAAAAAAAAAACACGCG